GGCATCATTCACAATCCTCACTTTTACGAGTACCAACGCACTCAAAATGGGGGTGTTGCTCCCCGTGTTCCTGGTGATGTTCCAGGAGGTTGCGATGAGGAATTGCCGTACGTATGGACATGTATGGCGCGGTGGAGATCTAACTTCAAAGATGACAGTAACATATCAATGCTGACTGACATGCACAGGTTGTTGTCACACATTCGTAATTGGGAACTCCCTCTGCTGCCTAACGAGTATGTTGCTGCCAACAACAACGATATTCGGAAGCGTTTTCTCACCAAAGCCATCGACGAAAAACATTTCAAGTGGGTGCTACAATACAGAGAAAAGCGCAGATGTAAAGGAAAGGAAACCCGACAGTTGTTCGATATGTTTGTAGCATGTGCAACGGACATGTTGCGCAAGAGCTTCGTAAAACAATGCGATCATGCTAACGAACTTGTAAGCAGCATTTTTCACGACTTTAATGCACTGGTTATATACTTCAACAACCATGCAAGCAAGATCCAAGATGTGTATGGTGGTGTAGTGCCTAATGTCATTTGCGACCATAAAGTGGCAGCAGGTGGTGTGAGCTACACACACAATCCTTGGGTGTCTTTGAAAAATGTTCCAAAGCGAAAAAAATGTTTGTAATATAATAATATATCAATGCCTGCCGTCAAGTGCCCGCCGGGACAGACCCGTGACAAAGTGACTAAAGAGTGCCGCGATAAAAAGAAACCTGGGCGCCAACCAAAGCCTGTTGTTGCTAACGTGGTAGACAAATACACTCAAGAAGACTTGGAAAAAAAGACCTACGATTTTATCTTGAAACTCCACAAATCTATGGAAGATGCTGGCAAAATTATGATGCGTAAAGGAATGAAGCGCGATCGCGCTCACTTAATCGATCGGATATTACGCAAACAGTAAAACGCTTTTATTATTGATATAAAAAAGTTATGCCTTTTTATATCATTGATCTAAATGTATGGTTTGATAATCCTAGCGGAAAATGTAAACACAGGACGTTCGTACAAGGATATGATTCGTTGTAGCACGCAGCGGGGACAAACGTGGCAAGAAATAGTATGCAATAAGATTTGGAGTCTTTGCACATCAAAACATGGAAGCACAAACTTTGAACGCGCTATAATAAAACAAGGCGCACAAAGCTTTGTGTTTTCCCTGTTGAAAGCGTGTGAGACTGCTGAAGAGTATATGCGCGCCGCTGCCGCGATGAAATCGTAAATTATTTTTGTTCGCTTGAATAGATAGATACGAAGCAATGCGGTATACCCCAGAAGAACTTTGGACGAATGTTTACAGTTGGATGTATGACATAAATATCGTTATGGACTTGTGCGAAGATGATGTGCAGTACCAACTAGAGGTTCTCGATTACTTTATCCTAAAAATGAAAGATGTCGTGCGTGAACAGCAAGCAGCAGTTGTAGAGTTGAGCTGGCATGTTGAGGATATAGCACATGTCGACGGAATCGCCGCTGACGAGTGGAAGCAAACCTGTACGCATGCTTGGCGACATCTCGCGTCCTTGAAGTACGAATCAGAACGCGTCGAAGCATTCAATACTCTAGCAGAAATGATGAACATTCCCGCTGAGTTACGGTATCAACTATACATCGAAGTTAAGGAGACTTTGCCTGCTGCGCTGACTACTTGAACATCGTGAACACCCAAAAATCACACGCTAGCTCAGGGTTGAGCACATAGTCGTAGTCAATTTCAAAAAATCCTTTTTGACCCCAGTTTGCCGACCAGCTGTTACATACGATGAACTTGCGGGTCTCATCATTGTAACCGACCAACAGTACGGCATGACCACCAAGACATTGTTCAGTCTGCACATTAGGCATTGGGACCACACCAGTATCGGCAACTTGTTGGGATTCGAATGACTCGAAGATCTGAATTCCTATCACGATTGGGTATCGTTGGCTCAATGCTGATTTTATGGCAGGCAGATAGAGTGGTACGGCATGATATTGTAGGGTCGCATGAAGGTTGGCGTCTTGGTAGGCTTGTGCAGATGGTTCTTCACTAAACTTTGAAATGTCGTATGGCCAAACTTCATCCTTGCAAGCATGGAACGTCGCGACAGCTTTACATACATCTCGCAGTGTTGCTCCTGAGTCCTCACTAGCGTCTTCCCCTTCGATGCGCACTCGTGAGTTGTAATAGATGAACAAACGCGATGGCAAGAAATCATCTAAGCCTTCTTTTTTCAACAAGTGCCTCAAGCTATTTGCAGTGGCATTTGCGGTGCAAGACCCTATGCTACCTTGATCCAGCACATCCGGCATTTCTGGGCGCAGATCCACACTCTTTGGAAGTGAAGTGCGCAAGGCTCGTGGCACAGCAAACATAAAATCACGCTCGTCACTCTCTTGTTTTTTGAGTTTGTATTTGCGTTGAACGGGAAGCATAACTAGTTATAATATAAATGAAGACATTTCTATGAACGAGAACTACAAAGCAATATGATTTTGGCCAAGTCTGCTCTTACCGCTTTCCATTCTTGCTTGAAGATCCGAGTGACGTCATACCAAAATGTGTCATGTACTACTACATCATTATTATGCTTGTACTTCCACATGTTCAAACGATACTCTTTCAAAAACGTTTTATGTATAGTGCGGCTTTGTGGGGAGAACTTCATGTCTAGATGTGATTGCAAGACTGTGCGTACAATAGAAAAATACTTAGTTGTCAAGTTTCGTGGAAATACATCTAACACATCGATAGGTTTAACATACATATATGGGTTGCATGCGATGATTCTTTTGCAATCTTCGTCGGCATACAAACTTGGATTGTCATCGACCACTACTATGTTGTCCAATAATGTGCAATCGTCGGTTTCTATGCCCTTTTGCTTTAATGCATCGATGATGGGCTCACAAATAAGAGAAATACGCTTTCGTTGTGCGTACGTTGTGTAGGCACCACGAGCGAATAGTGGGCGATTAAACATGAAATTCTCGTTTGACCCATTGTACCAAGTAAGATTAACGAGAGTCTCTATGCACTGAATAACAAAGTTCGCCCATATGGGGTCAGCTGCCGTATAAATGAAAAGTTCCGCATGCAGTACGGAATTCGCATAATAAACAAAATCAATGAACCCAGGGCGACATAGGTTATGTGTCAAGTCATCCGTCACTTGCGCTTCAGCCAAGTTTGGGATCATTTCAAAAAGGGTCAAATGTTTGGCAATCTCCCAATGACAAATTTGTGGGGTCATGTTACCAACTATCGTTCCGTCCATATCCAATACAATTACTATTGGATGAGAACCAACCATTATACTTGCTGATATTTTAATTTCTTATATGGTTGTTGACCTTTCAAGCACGCGCATAAACGAGCGCGACAGTCTACTGACCGTGTGCGATAAGAGCTGCCCGCGCGGGATAGGTTCTTGTCTTGGTCGGGTTCGGCGTTGTTGTTGCTGTGGTTGTTCCAATTCATCATCTGGCCATACCGATTCAACATCATTACCATGCAGAATAGCTTTTTGTACTTGTTTGCAGAATACGGCGGCATGAAAGGATTCTATGCCGTGTAGTACTTTGCATTTCGTTTGACCAGGAATAATGCACTTGAATGCGATAGTTTTTGAGTCAATAGGATGTTCTAAGATACAATTGGCAATCTGTTCAAATGATTCGTTAGACAATTCGGCATTGACTGGCACACTGCGTCCTTGCACACTGAACGTGACATATTTCTTCATGATGTTTGCGTAGTCAGGATAGACTACAAATCGCCAGTCTTGCAACTCGTCGTCACAGAAACGGCAATGTTTTTCCTCTCGTGTGCCAATCTTGTTTGTCTGCCACTCAGCCAAGCATTTGGGATGTACTACAGAAGGACACTTGCATGATCGTGTAGTGCACTCGTCCAAGCATATCCAACAAGACATGTCAGAATCGGAACACATTGACGGTGGATATGCTGCATATAATTCTACGTGCGGTATGTTCATGTGTCTTTCAATTTTTTTTCTGTCCGCATGTTTTTTTTATATTGCTTGATTGTAATGGATATCCAAAGGGCAACGATATATGGACTCGTATGTTTGCTGGCGGTGATCACAGTTGTGCACATTGCCAAGAGTGTTGCTGCCGCTGTGGTATATTTGGATAACAATGGTACAACCCAAATATTTCCAGAGTCTCTCGATGTCATGAACTATGTATATCGAAACTATTATGGCAATGCGTCGGCGTTATATAGTCTCGGATCTCAATCAAAGCAATTGCTAGAAAAGTGTAGAGAAAAGATGGCAAGTATGTTGAACTGTAAGGCGAGTGAGATATTTTTTACGAGTGGTGCCACGGAATCTAACAACATTGCCATACGAGGGGTGTTCAGCAAACACAAAGACAAGGGAAAGCATGTCATCATGACCAGCATCGAACATCCTAGTGTGGACGAAACTGTGAAAACACTCGACGGCGCAGATGTTACGGTCTTAGAGGTTGATAAGTACGGAGTGCTCAACCTAGACCACCTTCGCAATGCTATCCGTAAGGACACCGTCTTGGTCACAGTTATCATGGGAAACAACGAGATTGGGACGCTTCAAGACATCAAAGCAATGGCTGCCTTGTGTAGAGCACAAGGCGTCCATTTTCATTGTGACATGACGCAAGTAATCGGCAAGTACATCGTCAATTTTACAGAATTAGATGTCGACAGCGCCACAGGCAGTGGACACAAATTCCATGGTCCGAAAGCTTCAGGATTCATGTATCTCCGGAAAGGTCTGGACAAGTTTGATTCTTGCATGTCTGGTGGGCACCAAGAAAAGAACGTTCGATCGGGGACGGAAAATATCCCTGGTATTGTTTCTATGTGCTATTCACTTGCGCTATGCCACCGATACATTCAAAGTGGAAAAGCTCAAAAAATTAAGGAAATGAGAGACTGGATGAAGAACGAGCTAATTCGGCGCATTCCAGGCACAATCGTGAACGGACATCCCACCTACACACTTTACAATACGCTGTCCTTGTGCGTGCCCGTCAACTCTAGAAAACTGCTCATGGCTCTAGATAAGAGGAGAATATATGTAAACACGGGATCAGCTTGTTCTCAAGGCGCATCGTCAAGAGTGCTCGACGCCATTGGTGTTCCCATTGAAACCCAAGATGGAAGCATTCGCATATCTCTTGGATTCATGACGACTTGGTCAGAGTCCGTGAAGGCTGTGAACAATATCGTCGATCTGTGCCGGAACAAATGAATCACCTAGTGTTGTGAAAATCCTTGAACAATAGGTAATCTACCGATGCCTCTTTCATAATTTTGTACAACACCAGCATCTCCCGAGTCCTTTGAATAGCTTCTTTTGTGATTTGCTCATCGACCATTTTGACATTCTTGAGGTTCATTTTCGTCACCTCTTTTGCCTTCTTTTCTAATTCACGTATCATAGGTTGATATGTGTCGATTTGCAAAGTCAAATCTTTGCGCAATACATCGTAAAACGATCCTTGTAATTTGGATGCCTTGGTTTGAAGCGCCGCCACTTCACCTTTTAGGTATTCTACTCGTTTTGATAGGTAGTTCATGTTGAACATACTCAAATCTACTGGTGCTGCGCTGATGTATCTGTGCACCTTGACGGTCCACTCACCCGTCCCCCACTCCAAGTCCGAGTGGCTGCAGTAGCGTGCAGCACGTCCTATCGTCTGTTTATCAGCAGCAAACGTCAGCAATGGTTCGAATATATGCACATGCTTCACACCCTTCAAATCAACACCCTCATTGTAACCTTGGCTGGCTAAGAAGATCTGTATCTTTTCTCCATGTGCATTCTCTGGAGAGTTAAAGGCTGTCACTAGGGCTTTAAGTTTCTCACGGTTATCTGAGACTTCACTAGATATGGCTAGAACATACTTACCACCCCCATTTGATCTAGCATTTGTTGCACTCGTCCACTTTTGAAAGCCCATCTCAGTTTCCAACGCCTTTGCTATAGCCAATATACCATGACCACCATAACCGCGGTTTTCGTAAAAGCTAGAATACACGTAGTGCTTATCGTTGGGATATTGTTTGATGTTCTCTAGCAATGCTGGGAGTTTGGAAGAGAACTCATTGATCATCATATCCTTGTCCATGTCAAATAACATATTCGAATACCTTCGTGCATGTTTGTAGTACTTGCCAATTTGGTTCTGCTTCAATAGCGCATCGGCATTCTTCAAAGTATTTGGTTCTTCGTTGTAAGCTTGAGCATACCGCTTGAAGTGTGAGTAGCTCATGTGCGTCACTATTTTATTTTGTTCTACGACTTTGGGGTACTTCGTGTAATCTCTAGACATGTCAAAGTAACTTATGAGGCCTTGTATGCTTTGCTTGAAGTGTGCGAGCTGAGATGGATTCTTGAAGTCGGGAGTAACTATTTGTGGGTGAGACTTGTCTTTGACGATATTGAGCAAGGTAACCACATCATCTGGGGTGTCCCCGGGTGTGGCCGTCAAAATCACAATCTTAAGTTTCTTTGCCAGCGGATTGTTTGGGTTTAGTAAAAACTTCTTGACCGCATCATTTTCCACCTTTTGGTTGGGCAAGGGCTTGAATATGTTGTGCACCTCGTCTATGATGAGTACGGCATTGTCCAAGAACTGTTGATGAGCCTGAATATCAGCATTCTTTTTCACGCGTTTGAGTGGATTGGCGATCAACAGATAATGAGCCAGCTGTGCGAACGTAAAAAACTTCACTTTACGCTTCTCGAACTCTGCTTTAATGACTTCAGATGACTTTCCTTGGAAGCGCGGAAAGAAGCGCCCCGCGCATTTGTGAAAGTTTGATGGAGGATTACTATTGAATGCCTCGACGGATGTTGCAAACACGATGTTTTTATCGGTATCCCAAAAAGCATCCATCACACCCGTTGCACAACAAGCCTTGCCACTGCCCGTAGACCACCACACCAACATTCCTTTATTTGTTGTTTCCTCGTTGGAAGCAATGCCTTTCATAACGACATTCACGACTGATTGTGGGAACGACATGAGCTCTTTATCTGATATTGAGGCTGTGTTGATATTCAGCACACATCTGTTTCCTTCTCCCTTGAGAGCTTGGTGAGCCGGTGCATCCTTGCGCAAGTAGAACTGGTTAAGATAGTTTTGAACATCATCTTTGGTGATATCCTTAGGCCAATCGCTGGGAAGAGCCATCTTATACCTAAGCAACATAAAAATGTTACACATTGTTTTTCTTTTTATGCTTTTAGATGTATCCATTGGATCGACGAAGCGTTGCTGTGCATGTGTATTCTTTGTTGAATAGTCTACGAAAGCAACGAACGGACCAATGTAGAAACAATTGAACTGCAAAACGATTTAAAGTGCTATCAACACACGTGAATATCATCCATGGAAGCTAAGGAAAAAAGAAAGAGACCAGATCGTAAGAAGAAACTCGAAGACCGAAAATCGAATGTTGAAACAGTCGTTAAATCAACATTGTTGAAATATCTTGATGGAGACGAATCTACAAAAGAAAAGGCATGCAAAGCAATACAAGAGCGCGTCGTTGTATATTCAAAGCGAATGAATATGGCGAGCATTGTGCTCTCTGGAATCCTCAAGACATTGTTCCATGATGTTGATGACGTTGTATCTGTAAATGTTCCTGACATCACGAAACAAACTTTTGCAAGGCAACTTTTACTTGGAACAAATGAAGCTAAGCTTCCGATTGCTATTATCAGTCATTACTTTGAATCGCATCCACAATGTATCACAACGACACAACGCCACTTGGACGACAGTAACATTTACTCAGCAGGCGCTAAAACTTACACCACAAACTTGAAGAGCAGCCTGAAAATGAATCTGTCGCCGCGAATGAAACGCTTCACAAAAGAATTCGGCAAATTGAATGGTCTTAGCAAGGACGAAAGTACAGGACTATTCTTTGATATCAATGGATGGTCTTTGCCTTGCGGACTGGGATGTGTATATCCATCAAGAGAATGTGTAGTCGACGTCGTCAAAGAACACCGTAGAGGTCTTGGTCTTACCGAAGGACAGTCTATTTCAAAGTCTTGGTTGAAAGACATTTCCAACGTTGATAACATTATCAAGTACTACGTTTTATTGACCCGCTTCAACGAACACAATATGCTTCCTACCTTCAATATCGTTCCAATATGTAGAAT